AGAACCTTGCATTTGCATTTGTTGCATCATTTGTTGCTGTTGGAACATCTGCAACATACGACCATATAGTAGGACATTTCGATAACCCGGTTCGTTATCAACTTTAGCCATCCTACCAGCTTCACTTCTAATCCATTTTCTAACAATCTCGAATGCAACTTCAAGATTGGTAAATTCTGGGTCAATTTCTACCGATGGCATTTCTGGTGGACCTGACATTGGGTCCATAGGATTATGCATCGGATTTGGCATTGGTTCGGAATTTACAAGTAGTTTAATATCATCATATGTTGCTTCAACATCACTCTCACCGGGAACATAAAAGTCTGTAAGACCTATGGCTTCCCGAATGACAGGCAGATTCTCAGGAGCACCCAAAATCGCGAGGATTTCAGGATTCGCTGATTGCAACAACGTCATGATAATATCTTTTTGTTGGGACCAAGTCATTGGAAGATTCTCATTAGCTTCCAATTCTACTTTCCCAATCTTACCTTCCATTTCAGCTTTACGAATGAATACATTGATGAAAGAACCATCTTTGTTACGCTGAACATCACGTTCATCTTCATGTGTTTCTTGGATGAACATGGGAATCGCTTTACCAAAGATTTGCTTCCACCATGTAGTCAACATTTTCCAAGTATTCTGTAGTCTCTGTAATGCTTGCGCACGAGACATAGAATATTCTGATGCTGTTCCACCACCTGCTACAGCACCACCGAATAGTGATGGTAATGCGCCTGATACTAATTGCGCAAGAGTCTGAATATTCTGTGCGAACGGCATAACTTCTGGTGATAGAGTAGCCGTTTTAACTTCATGGAATGCATCTCCGATACTTTTGCCCGACTTAGGCGTTGCTTCATATATACCACCCGGTGTCGATTCCATTTGGCGGTATGCATTGAAGTTTAATACACCTGGGTCTGCAAAAGTTTGTCCTATTCCGTGTTCAATAGTTTGAAGTATTAGAGAAATAAGGTCATTAGTAATTTCTTGAATACTGACAAGCAACAATCCAAGTGGGTCATGGTGTATGTAGTCAGACAATGGATTGTGTGTGAGTGTCCAACAATCATCCAATGCTTCATTACATGCCTCAGCGAATTCATCATTTACTAAAACTACTTTCGCACCATTTGGGTATAGTTTTTTGAGTTTATCAACATCCTCTTTAGCACCAAGTATGTTGAATGCAGCCGGACGAAGCCAACAATTACGAATAGTAACAGTATTGATGGGGTATTCCCCTTGGTATTGTGGCGATAAACGTCCCCATTGTTCATATGGGTCGCGTGGACCCGTCGCTGATGCAATTTTCTTTGCAGTAAGCGCATTCTTTCCATGTAAATGCGCGTATCTTTCGATTGCAAGGGCGTAGTGTGTTTCATAGGCGTAAATTAAATACGGTGTATCAGCTTGCCTTTGAGCATAATTGGCAACTTTAACGTAAAGTCCACCATATGCTTCAAGACAAATTCTAGTTTTAGGTTCTTGGGTTACTCCAATAAGTCTAGTTACAACTAATGTTTCTCGCTGTAATTCTGGAGCAATCATCATTAAGCAAGCAGGACACAAATCTGCTTCGCTATTCTGTAGTTCATTCTGAATTTCAATATCTGAATCATCAGGAGCGTATTTATCTCTATTCAAATTAGCCTTCGCCTCTAATGCATCTACTTGACCTTGCATTTCAGGCGGAATCATTTCATCAGAAATTTCAAATCCACAATTAGGACACCGAGTATATTGATGTTCTTCTTCAATATTCTCAGTATTTCTTTTCTCGTAGGTTCCGTATTTCTCATCTGACTTCGGATATGAATAACACGCTACCATACCCTCAGTGCAGTAAATAAACAAAGCATGAAGCCAAAGCAAAGGCACATCGTTGTGACGATATACCAATTGGGCAATCTTATCGCCCGCTCTAGCGGTAGATAAATCAAGAGTGCTATCAGCGTCATCAGGGAAACACTTGATAGGAGGAACAGTGACACTAAGAGCAGCAATAATGGATTCGAGATAAGCTCTGAATACGTTAATGGGTTTATCATAGTAGGACTGGTCGGTGTCCTCACCATTAGCAACATCATCCCATATACGCCAATCATGTGCTACCTCAGAATACCATGCTTTCTGGAAGCCTTCCCAGAATAATTTCAGTCTACGCCATGTGCGAATCTGTCGTTCGCGCACAGCCATATCTTCCTTATCGAAGTGGTCTACTACTTCTTTAAGGAGACGCTGAATATCGTCTTCTGGGATATTCTTCGACATTAGTATCCCTGCTGCTGTCCGCCGCCGCCAAGTAACTGTTGATACATCTGCCAGAAATTTGGTTGTTGCTGTTGTTGTCTTGGCATTCCCTGATTATCGAAATGCTGATAATAAAGTGATGGTGATACTCCAAATGCACCCGGTCCATATTGTGCATTTGAGCCGGGACGTTGAGCCATAGCACTTCCCATACCACCAGCCGCTTTAACTTCCATCATTCTACGAAAATTAGGGTCAACCATTCCACCAGCCATACGATTACGTTGTGGCTGTTGTGGTTGCATAGGCTGTTGCCCACCACCCCTATTATTCATCATACTCATCATTCCCATCATACCTAACATACTATTCATGTCAGGTTGGGATTGCATAAATGATGGACCTTGCACCATACCTTGTCCACCACCATAACCCATAGGCATTTGATTACCCATAGGCATTCTATTCATAGACTGAACAGGACCACCCATACCGGGAAATTGTCTATTCAATCTTCCCGTCATAGGGTCATTAGGGCCACCGTGACCACTAGTAACCATATTAGTAGGTGGAAATTGTCTATTTAGTCTACGTGCCATTGGGTCATTAGGATTGTCATGACCACTAGTTACCATTGGCCCTGTAGGAAATTGTCTACGTAATCTCCTAGCCATAGGGTCATTGGGATTATCGTGACCACTTGTCACACCCCCACCCAATTTATTAGTTGATGGTAATGACATTGGATTAAATCCACCCGGCATAACATCAATAGCCATTATTTTACTCCGTGCTTCTTTTTGACACTATTGGAAGGGCCGGTGTCTAATCCCCGTTTATTGGCAGTAGCATAAAAGACCTTTTTACCAGTCTCGCTACCATATCTTTTCTTCATATTAGACATGACTTCTTCGCCATGTCCTTTGAAATATTTATTTAGAGGCATTCTTCACCTGTGTTTTCTTTAACATAGCAGAAGATGGCCCAGTATTAATTCCCGATGGTTTTTTATCAGGAAATAATTGAATATTTTGTGGTGCAATAGGTCTACCAGTTGTAAATTCAGGGATACCAGTCTGAGTTCTACCCATTCTATTACGGCGAACTACTTCAGATTGGTATGCCTCAATTTCATCTGGACGCTGATGATAGGGGTCACGTCCCCCAAACATATTTAATATTTCCATTAGTGTTGAACCACCACGTTGATTCATTTGATTTACATGAGTTTGCTCATGTGTAAGAGTATCTGCAACGTCTTGTGGTGACTGACCTTGCATCATAGCTGGATTTACATAAATATTTCTACCAGGCGAAGCATATGCTAACGCATTGGGTAATGCCATTCTACTAATAGGACCATATGGTTGCACAGGCGCAAGATTAGGATTCTCGCGCCTCGCGATTTCTATACCCTGTAATATTTCCGGAGACATTTCAGAAGAACCAAAAAGTCTTGACATAATCCCGCGCGAGGGACTAGTATCAAGCTTCTTTTGTGGTTGCTTCTGATTCTCTTTCTCGTGTGGCAAGGTCTAATTCTTTCTCTAAATCTGCCGTTTCTTCTTTAACGACCGCTATAGTTGTATCAGGCTTAGGCACATTACGTAAACGCTGAGCCTTAACCCTATCTTCCTGTTCAAGTAGTTGTCTACGCACATTCCAAGGTATTGAGCGTGGACGTGTAATTTGTGGAGCCTCAGTTACAGGAGTAGGTTCAGGTTCTTTAAGTAATTTGTTGAGTAGTTGAGTTTTCTCATAATTTGAAAATTCAAGTTGTTGTCTTAAAGTCTCACATGAGGCACAGACTTTTTCTTCAACAACAACTTCATTTTTCAATTTACGAGAATTATATTTTATTTGTAAATATTTCTCATACCAGTCTAGTAGAAACATTATGCTCTCCTTCTATGATATCGAGATACTACCTGCATCTTACCTTTAGCCTCGATAGCACGCATATTCCGATAGTATGCTGTGAAATCTTGTGTTGCTTGCAGTTTACGAGTAATTTCTTCCTGCTTCTGAATTTTTTCAAATTCTGAAACAGATTCTTCAAAATATCGCTCTGCTTTATCGCAAGCATAGCGAATATCATCGTATGGGTCGTCACCATCAAATTCTGCTACGTCCTCAGCAGGTTTACCTGATGATGCTTTCTTGTCGTAACTGCAAGCTTTTATTGCATCAATCATGATTGGGCAACAATTTGGATGCCCTTCATGATTAGTTTCCTCGCAACAAAATATCTGTAGTCTAGGAATATTAGTCTCCGGTTCAGGAGGGTCAAATAAACTTAGATATGCCTTATAATCTGGCAAACCTTTATTTCTGAGTAGCCACATGGCATATTCCTCAGAATATATTGGCATATCTTGTGGTGGAATAACTGGTTTAGTTGTCCACCTAAGATATTCATGTAGTAACAGTTTGCCAGCTACTCTGGAACCCGGCGAATTGTTAGACAATTCAATAGGCATTCCAAGGGCAGCTTCAATCTGTTGCTGAATAGTATGTTCTTGCCCACGTTCTTGTGAAACTGATTTACACCAAGCTACGATTCTAGGATGTTCTCTATCAGCAACATCTTTGACTTCTGGTGCCCATACTTCAATCTTAGTCTTGAGCCAATAAAGCTCTTTATATAGATATAATCTCTTTTGTGGAGAGATTGCATAAAAACCTACGTAGTTCATAGCCGCGAATCCCCAATCCCCTATTATCATGCGCGGCCACCATGATGGGATTTCAAACGGAGGAACTACGTGTAAAGCATTATCAGGCTCATCAGGATAATGTTTATCACGGAATTCATCAAAAACTTGTCCCTGATATGCATCCCAATCACCGAATTTCCTAGCTTTCCGCTCAGCCTCAGACGGTATACCATCAAGACGTGCAGAGTAATCTGGGTCGGCATTAGGATTGTCAGCAACAGTTGCATGAATATAAATCCTTTTTACGTTTCCCTTACCAAGAATGATTTTCCCACCTTCTGGTGCAGGTTGAACAAATCGCTTCTTAGTAAATGTATGTCCAATTCCGCCCGGCATTCCTGCCGCACGAATTATTGCTGGAATATTTGCAGGGTCACTACTTCTAACGCGAGTAAAACCAATATAGAGATAAATATACTCAGTAAAGGAAGTGAGTTCGTCTGGAGTAAAGAGATTAATTTCCATTGAGTCATATTTATGAACGTCATTTTCTTCCTCACAATGTCCAAGGAATATCATTGCACCGGCATTAGACATTCCAGTTCCACCGAACTGGTCCATACGTGGAAACGTCCACGCCATGTCTGTTTTATTGAATGTTGCGCCAAACTTCGGATAAATTTCCCGACTGCGTGGCACAATTTCATTACGTAGTTCTGGAAAAGTCCGACGCATGAAAACTTGTTTGAACTTCGCATTTTCATGCCATCGATGAATTAGTCCATAGACTAATAAAACGTCAGACTTACCACTCGCGTTACCCCCACCATAAAAACCCTCGAAGATGGATGTAGGTAGTGATAAGAATTGTTCCTGCTTTTTATTGGGTTTCCAGAACCCTTTATCAAATGCCATCTTACTAGACTGTTCTCTTATCTCTGGAGAGGGAATACAGTTAAGTTTGGCTCCTAATGCGAATGGAACAGCCGCAAATCGTTGTAATAGTTCACGTCTAGTAAGCATAGTTTCTCCATGCTATTGAGTTGGCGGAGTTACTTTCAAATCTCGGAACTTTTGAATTCCATTAACTAATGTCTTAGCAGCAGTAATGTATTCCTCAACTAGTGGCTTGATTTCTTCTTCTCTCAGTAAATCCTTACCGAAAGTTTGTTCCAAGCCTTGAACTAGTGGTGCTGCTAAATCAATAGCAGTTTCAATCTTTTCTTCTTTAGAACCTGCGTCCTTGATTCTCTGAACAACTGCCATCGCTAGATTGATGATGTTCAGAATTTGGAAAATGTCAATTTTCTTCATGCTATGTTCCCCTGTAAGATGTAACCAACCATCGTGTCTTTCCTTCCGGTTAGATTCAATGTTTGGCCTACGTTTACACTGTGAGTTTCACTAGAAAAATCACGAATGTCAGAAGCCTTGATGCTAGAATTAATCCTCGCAGTTCCACAATTCGTATTGCCCTGCTCAGATGGATTTTTCACACCAACAAGAACTTCAACAAACTTATTGCCTGAAACACAGGCGTAATTTTTATTAACACTACCTGGACCATTTCCTTCCCAGAATCCACCATTAGGATGATTAACTCTTGGGTCTAATGGCAGGGGATGATTGCTACGTCCGTTATTAACAACCTGCCAATTTTCTATTCCTTGTGGAAGGAATTCATCTACCCTTCGCACAGCTTTCATAATATTGTCGATGTTTGGAACTTCCCACATATTCTGTGGTCTACCGTGGTCAGGATTTTCAATACCTGTTACACCTTGACCTACATGTAATACATAGAATGTTCCAGAACAGACAATTCCAGTAGCGCGGGCCATAGCTAGTCTAAGAGGATTGCTATCCTCATGGACTGATGATTGTGGTCCCTGTGGTTCATTATTGGATGTGATTTTAGGAAATTCCTTCAAATCATATCCCTGACGAACATGGGACCAATAGTTATCGTGCTTAGACCTGCGCGTATGAACAGTATACATGTTAACATCAGCCATCTGGCCTAAATTAATCATGCTACTGTATGAACTATCTGGAGTTGAGAGGGCAACTAAATTCGGTGTGTTCTGTCGAAGGTAGCGACCTACTTCTACTAAATCGACAGGAGTAATCTTATCAAGTCTGCCATACTCATTACAAACTTCATAATGAATAATCTTAGACTCAACGCCAGTTAGAGCGTTTTTAACTTTCTGCTCAAATCCTCTGTGTTCTTCGTATTTACCACCAACCAATGTTAACTCAGTTCTGAGTCCATATTGGTCATAAGCGATATCTACGAATTCACGAAGTATATTCTCATAATCGGGCCATGATGGAAGGATGCTACGACCTTCCCAATTCACTTCTCCTAGTATTCGCAAGTAATCGAAATGATATTGTTTCAACCATTCCAAATGTTCGTGAACTCTATCACGCTCGAATTTCCATCCATATAGACCCCAGAAGAATGTAAGTCCTAATGGATGGAATAATCCACCATCATCGATAGCGCATCTACCATCGGCTCTAACAATACCATGCCTGAGTCCAGGCACCGGTATGGGAACTTCTAATGGGATACGCTCAAAATCTTCCCATCCACCTTGATTTAATGTCTGTTGGATAGGTATATCCGGAAGGTCTAACCTCGCGGTTAGGAAAGTATTATGATGGGTCTGAATCTTTCTATCAACCCAACGGAATCTTTCCCACGGACCAATTTCAGTTCTATTAGTTGAAATACTGAGTCTATCATCCTCAGCACATACATAATGACCTGAATAGGTTTGTAATGCGAAACCACCTTCAGGTAATGATATTTCCTTGAATTCTTCCCAAATATTCTGGACTGCACGATTAGCTACTAAAGACACACCATTATCATAGTATATGCCGCCACCTAGCTCGGCACATACATACAATTGATTGTGAGCCTTTAGTGCTATCTTCATGGTCTATGACATTGCTGACAGTTTTACATTAACATTACCAGATGTGCAACGAATGAATCCCCCACCGACTTCGGCTTGTTCATTCGCATCTAGTGTTAATGCTACAGGTAATGTCATTGCAAGACTAGTAGACTGCTCAAATGTAGCCGCAGCTACATCACAGAATAACAAACAACGCCTCGCGGGTAAGGCGTATATTTGATTCTGAACCATTGGGAGTGAATACCCAATTGAAAGAAGTTCTGTTGGCATTAACTTCCCCCTGATACTCTAGGTCTGTCCCTACGTTCTGTTCTTTCTTCGATTAGTGTAGAAAGTCTTTCAAATTCTGCTCTCATTTGAGTTAAGATATCCGATATTTCACGCATATCATCTCTCATAGTCCAGCGCCATTTTTCCAACGCTTCTACTCGTGCAGACAATTGTCCCATCCTAAAAATAACGGTGGACAGGAAAACAGAAAAGGATAATATAACACCTAATGCTGCCCAGGAGAATGGCCCCAATTCATTTATTCCTTCGCGGTTACAACGTCGTAATGTTCTTCTTTTCGAAATTGTGGCGAATAGAAAATGAATTGTGGACCAGTAGAAGTTGGAGCCTTAGGACCATCAGGCTCCATATGCTTGAATACCACTGACATATCCTTGGCGATACTAGCTAAGTCCCTAACTTTAGCTTCACCAAGTTTCTCATCAGTGATATGACGCAGAGCAGCCATTAGTTTATGGCGTGCGCGCTTACCTATTTTTTCTTTTGCTTTGTTTATTGCAGGTGCATTTGGACGCTCATCATATGATGTAGTAGATGTTGCACCTACACCATATGCTGAGGCAGAAGATGGTGATATACCAAACTGTCTTGCTAATTCTACAGCTTGGTCCCTGCCTTCCGTGATAGCAGTTTCACCAATTACTTTTCGTAGACTGTCAGGAACTTCGACGTTACCGACACCCCTACCCTTGTGTGGTAAGTCTACGACTTCACCAGTTATAGGAACTGAATTCGATACCTCACGTGGTTTATTAGGATTAGATTTCTCTAATTCCTTATCGAATTCAGTATCCGATACTATTCCCATCGCCATATTATGTGAACCACTTTCCGTTATGTCCTCGCGGACGGCGGAAACCAAACCAAGGCTTAAGTATTGGGCAATGTATAATGAATGCTAATACACAGCCCAATACTATAAGTCCTAGTAACATGGCTAGGAAACTACGAAGGCGTAAGTGTTACCTGTGATTGTGCAGGTAACTGTGGTAACACCAGTAAGGTCGAATTCCTTGACAGGAGGAGAATTGGTATCTCCACCATCAAACAGTTGGAGAATCTTTCTGTCTGGAAGAAACAGAATACCAGGCTTGCCTGTAAATACGGCAGCAGTATTCTGCTTGTCTGGACCAGACTTCGCAGTAATTGTGAGATTGACTGGCATACTGTCTCCTTTTTCCGATTCTGGCTTCCTCGATAATGTTCGACTGAATATCAAATTAATAATATTAACTGGATTTTCAGTCGGCTCTCTCAGCCTTGAGACTACCACATATAGCACTGAAAGTCAAGTTTTTCAGAATTATATATTATTTTTGGGATGAGAAAATAGGTTCTTAAATAAGGAGTCTCTTTAAGAATAAAATGTCCCAAGACATTTGAATGCTATGGGCCGCAAGAATCGTGCCAAGATGGGACCACTACAGGATGCGTATACCGGTATATGCCACCCCTACATATGGTGTGAAAATAAATGTCACTTGTAAGTCCTTTAGAATCAGTAAGTTGCCACATATTGTCATAAGGTCTGACATATTGTGTCACACGCGCCTTCGCCTACGAGATATGTAAGTCATTGATTCTATTGAAGTTAGGCCACTTCCGGAAGCGAAAGCCTACTGTTATAGACTTGGTATGCGTTATGCTTTATATACTGGTATGGACGGCCCAACGCAAGGGGGCCGAAACAACCCGGAAAGGCAGGTGAGAGTAGAAAATAGGTGTTGACAAACGGCCCGACTTGTGGTAAGCTGTCCCTACTGATGGAGCAATTCCGCTCCTGACTGAAAGGACACTACATGAAAACCCTAGTCGGCAAGTTCACCTTCGCAATTCCGGACGGCCACCCTCAGGCCGGTGAGAAAATCGAAAAGGCTTTCGATTATTCTCAGACTGAGAATGACGCCGAAGCTTCCGGAATCATGACGGAAAAGAAGTGGAGTCTTTCCGGAATGGTGAACGATGTTCTCAAGGCGAATGCGCGTAGCAACGCATATCAGGCAGCCTTGCTTCCGTATCGTCCATCGGAAGTGTCGCCTGAGGATATCAAGGAGCGGATGATTCGCGATTACATCCGCCTTGGTATTCCGGAAGATACGGCGCGCAAGCAGGTCGAAGCTTTGCTTGCAGCCGCGGCACCGACGGCGTAATCCGACGGGGGGATATTTATGAGGTATCCCCCCCACTTTCAGAAAGGCTACTATGTTTATAACTGTATACATCAAAATCGGTGACACCATCTACTATCCATTCCGCTATATACCTCTCCGCAAGAAGTAGGCTTCGGCCTACGATTTCCCACCTATAGCTAATCGCACCAATTGCTAATTACGAGGTTTTTCGCTACGCGAAAAGTTATATGCTAATCGCGAATTTATAATATTATTATATCCTTTTGTTATTTTCGCCCTCCCACGAAAGTCTCGCTAGGATTGAATATGAGCGTTCGCGCAAGCCTCGCGGCCACTCAGGTATTCCCTACGCAAATTCCCCTCTCATATTCAAATCTGACGCTATTACGGGGCATCCTGCGCGTAAGTCTCGATTCCATTTGACACACCATCACCAAATCCAATAATATTATACTCTAATCATCATATTATCTAGCTCACTTGTAGTTTTTATTAGACTCAGATATACTTCCGGAACGCATTTTTTACTGTCTCCTACCGTGCTCCTACTTGTCTCTTGGCTCATTCTTGGCTGTCTCTTGGCGGACTTTTGGCTCTAAGTCACTCGAAATGAAGCACTTAGTTAGACCCCCCTCTCTCTCCCCATAGTCGATACGGGCACTTTGACCCCATTTGGACAATGGTAGGGGTTTTGGCTCTTTCTTTATTTTTTTTTTTTTTTTTTTTTAATAATATATAATATAATAATAGCCCACCCAAAACCCACCTAATATACCGGTATAGCCTATAAGGGAAGTCGGGGGGTCTGGGCTAACTGCCTTAGAATGAACGACTTAGGGCGATTTCGCCGCCAAGAAACAGGTAGGAAAGCGCCAAGAAAGGGGTAGGAACCTGCCAAGAACCCGGAGTGCTATGTAAATGTTATTGAGTTGAGAACTATACCATTATATAACATTATTCTTTTAATAGTATGAGGAAGCGAAACACTAATATTATCTTCGCCTTTCTTTCGCTGTGTCATTTTGACTGTGGTAAATCAGCCACACTTGTGGTAAATTTACCACAGCGAAAGCACAACCCCTTGTGGTGACAAATTTTGTCACACTATTAGTAGTTGGTATAAGACTTGCATCTTGTAGTGCCGCAAGGTGTCCACTCGATAGGACATAATATTATTAACTATTTCCAGAATAAGGTAGGGAGCGAAAATGGAAAGAATTAGAAAAGGTAATGATTACTTCGGTGAGTGTGAATGTTGCGACAAAGTTCACACTGATGAAAATCCTGTCAAGATTACAGTCCACTATGGTAATATGTGGTTCTGTGATTCTTGTTGGGAAAAGGAATCAGTAGCTACTGCTGAAATTAAAGCTAATCAGCAGACTGTCAGTGTAGTTACTAATGCCTTACGCGAAGCGGCACACGTTGATAATACCGTGCAAGTCCGGACGGATTTATTCAACGCTCAGACCGTTTCCATTATCAATCTGAAAGCTGAGATTGATAACAATCCTGAGATACAAAATAAGCCATATGTTCTCGCAGAACAATTAATGGCTCGTTTCGAGAAATTTAAGTCTGTTATATTCGAGTATAATGAAAAGATTGTTGAGGCTAATAATGCTCAAAAAGCTATTCAGGTATACTTGAATCAGATGGCGAATACTCTCAGAAGCGAAGAACGTGAAAAACTCAAGATTGCTGATATCTCGTATCAACCTACCAAAGTAAAGCCTGTTAAACCGGCATCCATTAAAACAACAGGCACTAGCAAGTCTAAAAAACTCGATAAAGCAGAGCTTCGCAAGTATGCAGCGGAATTAGGCGTAGCCGAGTTTACACTACAGATGGTAGTAGTTGCGAAAGGTTGCACTATTCCTGAGGCTGCGGAAATGCTCAAAAAGAGTATTAACGCTGCCAAGTCACAGGGGGAATAATGTCGAATATTACCCGAATGACTCTCACTAATGATTCTGTGGATATCTACACAGATAGAATCTGGATTCAACCAACTAATTCTGAGGGCTTCATCTTTTCAGGCTCAGTATCAGACCTTATTAGTATTCTTGTATATCACAAGGATATTGATATGACTAATTGTGTCATTCGTGTTCATCCCTACAGATTTGCTGTTATTCCACGTTCTGAGGAAAGAGAATTGTGGAAGGATAAATACGGCGACAAATACGACATTTAATAAGGACTAATAATGAATCGAAATACTGCAACTAAACTACTTCGTGATAAATTAGATGAATATGGACTTAAAGATTGGTCCATTCGTCTAATTCCTAACGCGGATGGTGCATTAGGTCTGTGTAGTCACACAGATAAATGCATCATTCTCAACGCTCACCATGTAGATACACATCCTGAGCCTGAAATTCAGGATACTATTCTACATGAGATTGCACATGCATTAGTTGGACCGGGACATGACCATGATGCTACATGGACAACTAAAGCTAGAGAGTTAGGATGTAATAACCTAACTAAGTGTGCAACAATAAGTTTGGACCCTCGCGTAATTGATGCATTACGTTCTGGTGCGACTATTCAAGTAGAATTTGAAGAACACACCATCGAGCGTAACATTAAAATCGAGGAAAAGGTTTACAGACCTAAATACCAAGTGACACGCTTACAGGATAAGTGCCCTGAGTGTGGCAAGGTTGCGGTCGAGAAGTTCGCAATTAATACTGTGGATAAGGATGGTAATGAGGTAAAACTCATTACTCTCGAATGTTTCCACATTATTAAGAAGGTCATTCCACGCGCTACACCGTATGAAACTATGGTGAGTAATGATTGGAAGCCTGAGATTAAGGCTTGCAAACATGATTTTCCATCAAAAGAGGAAGCGCGTGAAAAACATATTCCCTCTAACTGTTGCAAGAAATGTGGCGAGTTTAAGTTATACAACTTTCAAACTGTTGGAGCAAGGGCAGCGGAAGTAGCATTAGCTGTGCAGAAGGGTTATGGAATCTTCGATGATATGGGCCTTGGTAAGACTATTCAGGCTCTAGCATTGTTGAGGTTCCATGCTAAGACTTATACACCAACAATGGTGGTAACTAAGTCTGCTATTAAGTTTCAGTGGTTTAAGGCTGCTGTTACATGGCTTGGACCTGAGTTTATTGGGCAGATTATTTCCACTAGTCGAGACTATCTCATGCCGGGCCTCAAGTTATATATCATTCCATATGATTTACTTCGTAGGTTCCCACGCGAAAAACTACATGCACTTGGTATTAAACTGGTGATTCTCGATGAAGTCCAACAAATCAAAAACCCTGACAGTTCACGGACGCAAGAAGTCCGGAAACTTGTTAGTGCCAATTCTGATTGTAAGGTTATTGAGCTTTCAGGAACACCGTGGAAAAATCGTGGAAGTGAGTTTTTTCCTGCACTTAATCTCATTGACCCGGTTAAGTTCCATTCGTATCAGCATTACTTAGATACATGGGTTGAATTCTATTACGAAGGCGCCAAGAAAAAGATGGGCGGTATTCGTAATGTAAAGAAATTCAAGGAATACACAGCCTCACTCATTATGCGTCGAGAGTATAATGAAGTGATGGATGAATTCCCTGAAATTAATCGGATGAAACTCCCCGTTCAACTTGATGACTTACAACAGTCTACATACGATGATTCAGTATCAGAATTCGTTGAATGGTATAATGAGTATGTCATCGGTGGTGAGGAAGATTCGATTAGTGGTATCGAAATCCTTGCAAAGATGGCGCGTATGCGTCATATCACCGGACTTGCTAAGATACCAGCTACGCTTGGTTTCCTCGAACAGTTTATTGAGGATACCGACCGTAAGATTGTAGTATTTGTTCACCATAAAGATGTTGGGCAATTACTAATCTCTGCTCTTACCAATTGTAGTAAAGAGAGTAATCCTGATTGGTATGAGTTCGCACAAGAATTGAGGAATCAAGGCATTAAAGTTTTCAGTTATACATCTGAGCACACTGGCAAACCTGCTGGTTATCAGATTCAAGAAGATTTTAATGCTACTAAACGCTGTATCATGATTGCATCCACATTAGCGTGTGGTGAAGGTCTGAACCTTCAAACATGCGCTGATACTATGATGCATGAGAGACAGTGGAATCCTCAGAATGAGGACCAAGCTGCGCCGGGTAGATTCCGTAGAATCGGTCAAGTATCAGGCGTTATCAATATTACATTCCCTGAGGGGGAAGGAACTATTGATGAGCATCTTGATTACATCGTCGAGACTAAGCGTAGAAACTTCCACGCGGCCATGAACAAGGGTGAGGCTCAAACGTGGAATGAAGGTGCAATTGGAAAGGAATTAGCAGAAATCATTGTGCGGAAGCACAAGGAAAAATTCAAGGGTGTTAAAACTGCGGCTAAGTCTGTAACGGCTGCTGCTAGACTGTGAGTAGTTATGTTAGAACTATTAACTAATATCGGCATAATCATCAATGCTGGTATTATATTAATCGGCTTATCCATATTCCTCATCATGCGTGTAGAATGGCGATGTGGATTATGTGGTAAGCTAAATGAAACTGGACTACTTAGATTTCTCTTTCTGATGTGTAATCATGAGGGAGATACCTAATGTTTGCAATTGGATTGGACCTCATAATGAAAAAGAGGGAAAAGAATAAAATACCGCACAATGGTATCATGTGCAAAGTATTCGCATATGATGGCCCCGGCGGAGCACTACTCGGAAGTGGCTGGATTATCTATCGTGATGATGGTAATATGGCCTCGCCCGACTTATTTGACCTTAAGGGTAATAAACTTCCTGAGGGATGGTATACACTTAGGGTCACTGATGAAGTTAAACCTGTTGTCATTCCTAGGATGATACAATGATTATTCAATGTATTTGGTGCTATTATGTAGTGCCAGTTAATCAAATTCCTGTTCCCTCTACTTGTCCAAAATGCAATTCACAATTGATGAGGATTAAATGAGTGAACTAGACAACAGTTCCGTTAACGAAACAGATTTACAACAAGCTGTCGAGATTGTGCCGGGGGGACTTAAGAATGTCATCCTCGATGCTACAATTCTATCGACACTTATGGCATGTCCTCGCCTCGCGGATTTTCGATTCAACCATAATCTAGTATCGATTAATGGTAAATCAAATTCGCTTGAGTGCGGTTCATTAGTCCATTGTTTCCTCGAATACTTCTATAAGTCAATTATAGGTGGTGTTAAGAGAGAACAAGCTATTGGCTTCGCATTTGCTGCGGCTGAACTGTATATCAAAGGATGCCCACAATGCACGGATTTCACTATATCCGATGAAGTCAAGAAACCTACGTGTGGACATAAACCTAATGAATTCCCCGGCCTCCATAATACGCCAAAAGAATCGGAAGGTTATAAGACTGGATGGCATTACGTATTAGATACATGCCAACAGTATGTAGACTTCTGGCGTAGTGACCATTGGGTTCCTCTCGAAGTCGAGACAGTTAAACAAAAGATTCTATATCAAGACGATGAAATCAGAATCTTGTGGAAAGCCAAACTTGATTTGGTGTCTGATTCTAATCAGGGTATCTATCCTGTAGACCACAAGACAATGAAACAACGTCGTCCAACTAACTCCATGAATAATCAGTTCATGGGTCAATGCCTTATCATGGAGACACGTAATGTATTCATTAATAAGGTAGGGTTTCAAACATCATTGAAGCCTGAGGAAAAATTTCTTCGCACTCCAGTTCCATACACAGCGGAGCGTCTATTCGAGTGGCAGTCTGAGACATTGCCATACTACGCTAAGCTTCTGCTAATGTATGCGGAATCAGGACACTTTCCACCTAATTTCACTCACTGTGAAGGAAAGTATGGAGATTGTGCGTTCTATGAGAACGTATGCTCTGGTAATCCTTCCATGAGAGAGGAAAATATTAAGAACTATTTCAAGGTCGGTCCTACATGGAATCCGACGAATGATGAGGATGAATGACTACTTGGCAATGGCTATTAATGAAGGCCGTAATTCGTATGGTCCTCAACTCACATGGAATATATCCCTATAGTCCGAAAGAAAAAGAAGCGGACATAGAGAAACTAATGCAGGGATTAGAGAGATGAGTAAAACATTCGTAGTTGAAATCAAGTTAGGCACCAAGTATATCGTTGTGGATAGATTCACACGACATACTGATGCTCTCCATTATATCAAGGAGAATAGTGGGGAAGTATATCCCATGCGAATCGTCCGTGTAGTTAAAACGGTCGTATTCGAGGAGAAGAAGTAATGTCTAAGATACCCGACCACATACACAAATACAAGAAACTTAATCTCGGTCGAGACGGGAAAGAGTATCTTGTATATCGCTGTATGAAACCTGCGTGTTCTCATTACATTCCTATTGCTATGGCAGAAGGTAAACTCTGTGAATGTAACAGATGCGGAGAACCTTTTATCATAACAAAAGTGCAGTTGACTGGTTCTAGCATGAAACCCATGACTAAACCACATTGCGCTGATTGTATTGAAAGAAAGAAGGTAAAAGATGGCGATGTGGCGGCTATTGCGGCGTTCCTTGAGGGAAATAAGACTTAGATTAACTCCCATTCGGAGACGTAAACCCACAATGGGTATTATGTCATACGGATGGCAACTAGAAAAGGACAGGTTTACTAATCATGACTAAGTATGTAATTAAATGGGGTAATGTTTACCTCGCAAATCGAATCGGTGTTTCTGGATTCCATTGCACAGAACACATCGAAGATGCTTTACAATTCAACTCTATGATTGGTGCGGAAGGATACGCCATCATGAGAGTTGACTTGAATCTCAACGAATACAAAGTAATTCCTGTATCGATTCCGGAGTCCATAGGAGCATAATGCCAAGTCTCGAATCTGTAGATATGACTTCACTATTTACAATGCTTAAGGGTGAACCGGGAACACGTAAATCTACGTGTGCATTATCTTATCCCGGTCCCCAATATTGGTTCTCAACGGACCAAAAGATGGAAGCCCTATCATTACCAGCTAAGCGTTGGGGATTATGGGGCAAGAATCATGTCACATACGACGATTATACTGATTGGGATAAACCACGCGCTAAGATGGAACAGTTACAAGTTAACTGCCCATACAAAACTCTCATCGTCGATAGCATTACTTCATCGGGTGATGCTATGACTAGCCAAGTTAAAAAAGCGAAAAAGAGAGAAGGTGGTGGAAAGAATATCGGTGGAATACCAGTTTCAGGACTCGAAGAATTTAACGCTGAGTCCTCTGCGTTCCAAGAAATGATGGCATTATTGAAGGACATTCATAAGTTCCATCATGTGAATGTAATTCTAATCGCACACGTTCTTGGTGCTCGAAAAGACAACGATGCTAATAAGTTGACTCATCATTCACGAATAATCGTGACTGGTGCCGAAAAGATTAGCGCAAAGATAGCTTCATACATGACAGAGGTCTATCATTTCAACATAGTCCCTGCATTTGAAGCAGACAAGGAAGGTGCATACGCATTAAGAACAGTCCACACTGGTAATGATTATGCGCGAACTTCATTACCTCTTGCTCAGGAAATCACGTTTAATAATGAGCCTCTATACGAGAAGTGGATTGGTCCTGCTATTAAAAGATTGCAGGATGAGAAACCGGTGGAAAGAATACCAACAATCCCAAATTCCCAAACTCCCAACACACAACAAACACAAACAAACGTAAGTCCATTCGTCAAGTAGGAGATAACTATGGCAACAGTCAGTTTTAGTGACCGCGACTTACTCCGTGGGAAAGTTGTCACTCCCGCGTGGTATAGGGTCAGAATCGAAAGTGTGGGAGAGGCTCCCGCGAAAGCTTCCGAAAAAGGGCCGTCCACAAACTATCCCGTTGAAGGAACTATTCTTTTCAACGGTGATACTGGTGACAAGGAATTCGCCAGTGTTCCACTCGATTGGAATTTTAATTCCAAGGCGATTGGATTCGCAGTCGGTTTCCTTCAGGCGTTCGGTGTGGAAGTCAAGTCTGGTGTCAGATTTGATTTGAAGTCTGCCGAAGGGCGTGAACTGGACGTATATGTGGAGAACGATACTTACCAGAATCGTCTGGTAAATCGCGTTAACCACAAGTATCGTCCTGTGAAGGCCGAAGTTCAGCCGACTGCGTAACTACTTGTGGGATGCCCTCGAATATATTGAATAAGAGGGGTTGAGTTGTAGACTATTTGCCATCATAGTTTACAACAATAGGTCGCGCTCATCCCACACTCACTAACTCGGTAACTAAAGGAGAATGACAATGTTTCTACAAGAGAAAGAAGATGTGGTGGACATGGATGAAGTATCCAAGGATACCACCGAAACTGACATCGACGAAGCTGACGCGGAACCGGATTCCGAGTTAGACGACGACGATGAAATCGAGGAAGTAGAAGATACTTCCACTGACGAGTAACTGAACAAGATTTACTGGAAGGTTATCTGTAAAATGATTGTTCGTATACGGCCCTCACGTGGGTATACGAACTGTAATATCAGCCCTAGTGGACAGTAGCTTTTCAGTAATAGGGGTTCCTACAGACGTATCCATGTGACGTATCAACTGTAGGAACCCCGCCTTTAACTTAACTTCGTTTAACTGGAGAGAAATAATGAAAAGATTCTATGTAACTTCAAGTCCGGATGCAGCACGTCACATACTACAGGAAACTGTAGAGGATGCAATTATCAAAGCTACGAAAGAAGTGCAACGTGGAACACATGAAAGACGTTTCATTGTGCAAATTGTAGCTGTAGTAGAGAAAGCACCTCAGCCTACGCAAGTTGTATGGCTTCGTGAGCATCCAGACTATGAAGCATAAACCTCGCACTATCGCACCGCGACTATTCTCTGGTGAACGTAGGGAGTCACTAGGTCATGGTCTGCCTCCAGAAATTAAGAGTGGCCTTAAACTCATCGCACGTAAAGAGAATAAGTCACTCTCATGGGTATTGGAGCAGATTATTATTGAATACTTTGGTTTCCGTAAACCAAAATACATTGAAAGGAAACGTCGCAATGAAAAGAAGTCACGAACTGTTTCTGATTAACCTTGGACTGGAAGCACTACTGGAAAAAGCTACTGCTAAACCAGTAGTAAAGAAAGTAGAGAAAAAGTCCAAGAAAAAGAAGTGGACAAAGGCTCAGCACAAGAAATACGCTGAGACTATGGCGAAGAAGTGGGGTAAGAAACAGTCCCAGTAATGGGATGCTACTTTGAAATGACTGCCCATTAAAAGAGCATATGGCAGATGCTCCAATAACATCAACTACTTTCAAACAGGAGTCTAGTAATGGCAAATGCGTTTCAGAAGTTCTTTCAGGGGGAAGAACCTCCTACGACAACTGATACCACACCTGTTAAGGCTGACGAAAAACGGGTGAAAGGTAAGATTATTAAGGTATCCGAGGATGGATGGGGCTTTATTAGTTCCAAGGATATCAAATTCACTCGAATCTTTTTCCACTGGACTTCCTTGAAACAGGATACGCTCAAGTTTCAAGAACTAAAAAACGGAATGAAAGTGGAATTCACACCAGTTGAAGTCGCAGATAAAGGCTGGCGTGCAATCAAGATTAGGGTGCTGAAGGATGGTGAATCGTAGAACTTTTCTACGTTTCCTCGCGCTTGGGGTAGTCGGTCATGAGTTAGATATTGACCGATTACTCTGGGTGCCGGGAACTAAAACTATATTCTTACCAACTAAAGTCCATCGTGGACTAACTGAATCTCAAATCATTTCATTAGAGATAGCGCGTATCGCGCCCAAAATAGCAAGTCTATTTGAGCGTGACGACGTATTCTATCGTCTATTATCAAAGGATAAACTATGAGCCTAACTAGAGCAGAGTGGTGCCGTATGTGGGAGTCTATCAAGAAGATAGAATACGAGATACAACTCCCAATGTGGAAGAAACGTAGGAGAGAAATCCTACAAGAAACAGAAAGAATCAAAGAACAGATTCAGAGCGTAATCGGACAGATGGAATGACATTTCTCGAACGATACAATTCTGAAACGACGTGGCATGGTAAGGTGATGGTAATGGAAATATATCATCTTGCTATGTCCACGCGGTCTAAGAATTGGACTATCACTAAGACTGCTGAACACTTCCAATGTAGTATCGGTCTAGTTAGCGAGAACTTAAAACTAGCTCACGCACTACATACTAATCATGACTTGTTTAGTTCTCTAACCAGACAAGATGCATTGAAAAGGTTAAATGGAAAAATGGCGAAAATCTGGCAGCAACAACCTTTTGAAGTGCTTCAACAATGGATAGACGATATCCTAGAAGAAGCATCAGACGAACTAAATGATTGGGAAACTAAGTTTATTGATGACATGCGTATTCGTGTTGTCAATAAGTGGCCGCTAACTCAGACTCAAGAGGAAAAATTGGAGTCTATTTATGCGGACAAAACCTCCTGATATTACTAGTCCAAAACATACAGGACAGACTTGGAATGATTGTCCTGAATGTGGTAAAAGTTGGGAAACTATTCCTCCTATAAAGGGAGTAATTCATCGAACCAAACTCTGTGATAATTGTGCCTTTTGGCACGAAAGTGAGCCTGATAAAAAATGACTGATGAAATGAGAGAAATGACAATGCGTCCATGTTGTAATGTTGGTTGTGATAAACACGCAACACATAGAGTATTTTGGCCCGGACAGGGTGCAAAAGAAATGTGTGATGAACACACAGGTAAAGCTAGGACTATAGCTCAGGCTATGGGATTTACAGTTCACACCCATCCATTAAATGACTGACATAGAAAAGAAATACGTAGCTGGGCATGGTCCAATAGGCGCTAAGCTTATGATACTAGGGGAATGCCCTACGTATAAGGATGCTGCTACAGGTAAAGCTTTCACAGACTCAAAAGAACTAAATCAACTACTACCAGACACCGGTATTCGTAAAGAAAACTGTTGGCTGACTACGGTTTCTAAATATGAAGTCCCACCTAATACTGGTAAAAAGAGAATTCCATTCCCTGTCCGTGCCAAAAATGCTGGCATAGATATCGAACAACAACTACATGAATTACAGGAAGAAATTAATGGAATCAAGCCCAACTGTATTTTGGCTGTTGGCTCAACCGCTTTATGGGCACTCTCTGGAAAAACTAAAATTGGCAACTACCGTGGAAGTATCATGCATGGCATGGGAGTTAAATTCGTCCCAAGTTATAATCCAGCTCACTTGTCATGGCACGCGACAGATGTCGAATTCAAAGGATACTGGAATCGACAAATAATGATTTTCGACTTTAAGCGAGCACTCGCACAAAGTCGATTCCCTGAGTTAGTTCTTCCCTCACGCACATTAGAAGTTTGTAAAAACTCCCATCAGTTAGCCGAATTCAGACAGCGATATAAGGGTAAGTTACGAATGGCTGTCGATATCGAAGCCAACGGAACTTGTATCCCTGTCTGTATTGGACTAGCTTTCAATAAGCATCATGGGATGTGTGTCCCACTATGGAATACCGATGGTATATCAACCATACCTTCAGGTGATTTAATACAATGTTGGATAATACTAGCGGAGATGCTCTATGAGTGTGAGATTGTCGGGCAAAACTTCAATTACGATAGAGATAAAATTAAGCGACTTGGCTTCGTCATCCGTAGACTTATCTCAGATACGATGCTTAAGGCCCACGCAATTAATCCTGAACTCCCTAAAGGACTTGCATTTAATACTTCACTCTTTACAGAGGAACCCTTCTATAAAGATGAAGGTATGTATAAAGGGAGTATCCACGACTTACTTAGTGGATGCGCTCGGGACGCATGTGTTACATACGAAGTAGATGAGAATATGAATGCTGACCTAGATGAGTTAGGCCAGCGCGCATTCTTTGAAAACTTCTTAATGAAGTTCCCTGATTTATATTGGGCAATGGAACAACAGGGATTCAGAGTAGACCATGAAGAACGTGATAGACTACTACGCAAATACATTGAATGGGACGAGAAATGTAGATACGAATTATTCAAATTAACAGGAGCAGAAATTAATGTTAATTCACCAAAGCAAATTCAAATTCTTCTCTGGGAGAACCTTCAATTCCCTCGTAAAGATTCTACGGGAGAGGAAGATATTACTGCTTTGCTTAACTCGGCTACCGTATGGAAGAAACGTCCTGAGTCCCACAGAAGAATATGTGAGCTTATACTGGAAGACCGTCGAGTTAGGAAGTCTATCTCGACTTATCTTATGGCTCTCCCAGATTATGACGGACGTATGCGGACTACCTATTTCCCTTGTTTGGATACAGGTAGAAGCTCAACAGGACAACAAGACCCACCAATTAGACCAATCGTCGAAGTTATTGACGAAAACGGTAAGAAAAAGGATAAGGTATTAGGAACTGCATTTCAGACTATGACGAAGCATGGAGATATTGGTGCAGACATACGTGGTATGTATGTGCCTGATACTTTCCACTTTGAAACTATTGATGGAATAATGCAACAGATTGAGGAAGAAGAAGAATTTGTTCAGGCTGACTCATCACAAGCTGAGGCCAGAGTAGTATGGTTACTCGCTGACGATGATGAAGCTTTAACATTGGTAGATAAGATAGATTACCACGCATTCACAGCGACATGGTTCTTCGGACGTAATGAAGAACTATTTGATTATGATAAAAAGAAACTTGGATACGAGCATCCTATTAGATTCTGCGGTAAAACTCTCCGGCACGCGGGGCATCTTGGCGCAGGTAAACGACGTGCTGCTATCGAAGTCAATACCCAAGCGCGTAAATATAAAATTCCCATTGCAATCGATGAATCAATTGCAGAACGAGCTTTACAGATATTCCACAGTAAGCAGCCTAGAATACAGCAAGTATTTCAGGCTGGAATTGTAGAATGTTTGAGAAAGAATCGTCAGTTAGTTGCGGGATTGCCATATGGAATAGATGCACCTGCTGGTGGTAAGAGAACATTCTTTGAGCGTTGGGGAGAGGAACTTAATCGACAAGCATTCTCTTACATACCTCAGAGAACTGTATCTGATAACACTAAAGCAGCAGCTATTCGCATACGTGAAAGAATTCCCACAATTAAGATAGTCATGGAATCTCATGACGCTCTCTTATTTAGTATTCCTGTGAGTAAGAAAGCAGAGTGGATTCCTATTATTAAAAAGGAGATGGAACGACCAATTGATTTCAGTCAATGCTCACTACGTAGACACAAACTAAAGATTCCGTGTGAAGTCGAAGTCGGTAAGAACTATAGGGATTTCAAGAAGTTTAAGGACATACCGATTATCGGTGAAGAACCGGAGTTACTAAACATGATTCCTAAGTCTGTAACTGAATCGTTCCTCGCGTCCGTCATACCACCGGACACTAAGCTTACAGACATTATTTACAGTCATGACAAAACTATTCGCAAATTTGAGGTAGGTGAATGAAAGCACAATTCGAGCTAACACTAGTATGTCGAACTGAATCCAAAGTAGTTAACGCTAAAGGCGAAACTATGTGGGATTGTAAGTCAATCGATACTGTTATGGACAGTAACCTAACCGGGTTATTGGGTCAATTCTTAATAGTCTTAGCAGGAGTTCACAAGCGTATTGTGAATGATATTAAGACAGAATTGCAGGTGATTGATGACGATATCCCCTTCTAGCATGGATAAAGACCACAACATGAAACCACGCGAAGTAAAGTGCTTGCGTTGTAAACAACACTGGGTTACGGACGAAATGCGTCCAGAATGTCCAGACTGTTTAATTCCGGCCATAACGGTCGTTAACAGTGTGATGCCAGATGAACTGGTTACAGGAAATAGTTGAGCAACACAATGAACTAGAGAGTCCTGAATCATTCTGGTATTGGAGCGCGATAGCTGCTATGTCGGCAGTTATCAAAGACCAAGTATGGCTGAATAGACAAATCTACAATTTATACCCTAACATCTACGTGATGTTACATGCTGAGTCTGGACTAAAAAAAGGTCCACCTATCAGTATGGCAAAGCAATTGGTTAGACCTGTCAATAACACACGTATCATTGACGGTAGGTCATCAATTCAGGGTATATTGAAAGATTTAGGAACAGCTTATACACAGCCGGGCGGAAAGATTCAGAGTAAATCTGTAGCTTTCATTTGTAGCTCAGAACTATCATCGTCAATTGTTGAGGATAAGGTAGCTACCAAAATCCTCACTGACTTGTATGATAGACAATATAACGTAGGGGAGTGGAAGTCTCTATTAAAGATGGAGACTTTTGAGCTAAAGAACCCTACGATAACCATGCTCACAGCGACTAATGAAGCTATGAGTGAGGATTTCTTTACCCGTTCGGCGATACAGGGTGGATATTTCGCGCGCACTTTTATCATATATGAGAAGGAAGGACAGAACAATAATTCTCTCATATATAGATTGGAAAATCCACCTAATTACGCCAATTCAGCAAACTATTTAAAGGAGATAGCTAAACTTACCGGACAATTCGCTCCAATGGAAGGTGATAAGTCCGATGAATTTAGGTATCGTAAAATTAAGAAATCTAAGCGTGGTTCACGCGAACTATGGTTCAATGAAGTTGGTATCATGTATGATGATTGGTATGACAACTTCAAAGAATTAATCAAAACATCTGAGAAGGATGAGACTGGCACATTAAATAGGTTCGGTGACTCAGTGTTGAAAGTAGCTATGCTACTATCCCTCGCACGTGAGCCACGATTAGTTATAACTGCTGAGGCTATGCAAGAAGCCATAGTTCAATCTGAAAAACTACTTGGCAATGTTCGCAAGACTACTATGGGCAAGCAGGGTATTAGTCAAGCTGCAATGCTCAAGACTCTAATTATCATGGAACTCCTTAATAGACAGCCACACACAGTTAGCAGAACCGTGTTAATGAAAAAAATGTGGCAGCATTACGAGAATGCTACGGAGTTCGATGATATGATGGCAGGTTTTGATGCATCAGGAATGATTAAAACTGCTAGTGTAGGAAATCAAATTCTCTATACAATGCCTGACACTCAAGCTAACGAGCTTAAAGTGTTTATGACTGGTAAAATGGGACAAATTGTAAAGGAGTGATTATGGGCTACTACATTCAAGGTCCGACTAATAGTAAAGCAGCGCGATTAATCGAATTAGGTGGAGAACCCTTTGATTGGGCTAATACCCCTTTCCATAGCATTCCACCAAATAAGGTTGCTGTAATCGTATGTTATAACGGCCCATTTGATGCGGCTGGTATTGCATATGATGAAAGAGAATACAAGGTTTTCACTGACCCTAAAGACAAGCGTAAACGTCAGGGATACCTGCTGGATAAATCAGTAGTTACAAAGGAGTGCCCACACGTAGCTAGAGAGTGGAACTAATGGACCATTGGTCTGTCGAAAGAATGTTAGCGTTCGGTAAACTTCTTTATGAGGAGAAAAGTATGCACAACTACGAAGTCGAAACCAAGATGGGGAGACAGATTGAAAACAATTTCCAGTATCATGCTCCCAAGAATGACCAACAGGAAAGATATGTTTTCCTGCGCGATGAGGCTAGAGTATTAGCCTACAACATCGTGAAGAATACTCCTCCCTCGCGGGAACAATCTCTCGCTATTACTAAACTGGAAGAAGCTATTTTCTGGGCTAACGCAGCAATAGCTCGAAATGAGTGACATAGAGGAAATCAAGGCATTCTCCTTTATGTATGTGCCTTTTGATAGGACTTGTCCTATTAGAAGTTGCGAACTAATCATCTATGCAAAGGACCGTAAGGAAGCAGAACTTTTAGCATTAGATAATAATTGGAAATTTTTTAATTTAGACCACAGTGTTGTGGTAACTGAGAAACCATTTAGCGGCTATCGGAGGAAACATGAAGGGTCTAGTAAAGAATCTAGTGGAAGGTAAGAACTTCGGTTTTATCAGGGGTGAAGATGGTAAAACTGAATACTTCTTTCACAGAGAAGATTTTGCAGGATTCTGGGACGACCTCGTGAAAGATTGGGCGCGTGGTAAGAATAGCCATATTGCTGTGGAATTCGACCCCATCAATTCACCAAAGGGTGTTAGGGCGTCCAATGTTAGGAGATTAGATTTTCCTAATCAGGCTGTGTAATGCCTATATTAACTCCACCCCCTTCTGATGAGGAAGAATCTAAACATGAAGTAGAGGTAAAACCTTGCTCATGGGAGGAATATCGTAGAGTACAACTATTTCTAAATGTCGCTCCTTGGAAATGTAAATGTGGACTCACTATGCATGGTAGAGTTCTCAAGTGTGTGAGGGAATCATGTCAACAACCACGTCCAGCAGATTACAAAAAACATGGATGAAGATGATTTAACTCGTAAAGTCAAATACGTATTATCTCAAACACAATCACGTAATCATGAGTGTCATTGGCCCGGTTGTAATATACAGGTGGCACCAGCATTATGGGGTTGTAGAGAACACTGGTATAGGTTGCCTCATATTCTAAGAACTAGGATATGGGCTTCCTATAGAATAGGTCAAGAGAAGGATATGAATCCTTCTGAGGCATACATAGAAGTAGCTAAACTAGTCCAGAAATGGATTAAGGAGAACTATCCTAATGACGGAATATAAATTAAAAAATGGTAGGCTCATGACTCCTCATCAAATGAGAAATAATGAACCTGCATTTGATGAAATGATAGTAGAGGCTGATAGTGTGAGCGATGGCTATCATACAATGGACGAATTGTATGAGCATCGTATCAGACTTTACCTCGCACTCGTTAAGATTTACGATAACTACATTACACCTATGCGGTGTCAGGTAGTTTGTTGGAAATCTAAACTACATGATGATGGGTCAGAATATCCTGGCTGGTTTTTGCTTGGAATGACCTATACTAAACCCTCTTTTGTGGAAGGTGAACCACCCCAAAAATGGGATATTAGTTACCATATCCCCAATAAATATTGGCAACTTGCCAATGTCATTGCACTACCCAAAGCGCCACCATATTCGGGGTATACACCTAATGACGTATTAGAGAGATTACTTAGACTATGAATGAATTCAAGCCCGGTGATAGGGTGCGAATGAAATACTACGATGGTTATGCTACAGGAGAAATAACTATCGTAACTGAAACTGAATGCAAAGTAATATTTGATGGTGATTATGATTTAGCCTATTGGTATTATCCAAAGGCGGAACTAGAATATGAACCTAAACCTATTAAAGAAACTGACAAAACTAGCCAATCACAATCCAAATGAGCATGAAGCTAATTCTGCTGCTCGTCGTGTATGCAAAATGCTTGAAGAAAGTGATTGGAAAGTAATACCTGAGATTAAGACTGCTGCTGGTAAAATAACTCCGGATATGCAGGGGTCATGGCATGTTAAAAAACCAGAATCCCCTACAAGTGGATTTAGACCTGACCAGCAATACTACGATGAAATGCGAAATATGACTGAGGATATGTTTCGCAAAATGCAAGAAGAAATGCGAAACAGACAATATAGTAGACCAGCTAATCCATTTCGTAATATGCGTTACGAAGGAGTGGATTGGGGTAAAGAACCTCCAAGAAGTTCACCATACGGAACTGAACCTCCAATAAATCGCCAGCAGGATGAAATTCTACGTGAGGCTCGTAAACGTAGAGGATTTGACCCTGATGGTAAAAAGGAGATGAGAGTTTGTTCTAAGTGTGGAGAAAGTAAAATGACAGGTTTCCTTACTGGAACATTTATTTGCACAACGTGCAGACTGAAGGAACTATGAATAAATGCATAAAATGTGGTGGGGACGGATATAAACAATTATCTCAATTCCACCCAAAGATAACCTGCGATAGATGTGAGGGAGTAGGATGGATTATCGAAACGTCGATGTTGGAGAGGGCAAAGGTTTTGAAAGACATGGAAGCCCAACTTTCTACAAACTTTTGGAAGAAATGGCTGATACGCATTCTCAAAAAAGCCATGATTATGCGTCCAATCAGAATCCGTCTGGGAATTATCACTTTGCAGGTCAAATGGCTACGATGTTTGCTCATTCTCCACAAGATGCTGGTTTTGTTGGCAGACTCGCTGAAAAAATCTATAGACTTGCGAATCTCGAAGGTTCAGGCAAAACTCCAAAAAACGAATCTATTGCCGACACAGAAAGAGATATAGCTGTAATTACAGCACTGTGGATGGCAGATAGGAGGGATAGACGTAGGGCAGGTAAACCCATGTATTACTGTCATACATGCGGTAAAACTACGCAACAAGGCGCAGTATTATTTGTTGACGTTAATCAACAAATTAAATGCATGTCCTGCGCCCAATCACAAGAGGAAACTTTTCTAAATAAGAGTCGTCAACAAGAAAACAAGAACCCAGAACGCAAGACCTAGCGCAACTAGATTCACATTGTTAATAGTCTTTCCGAATGCAGCCGCGAGGAAGCATACGAAAGCTAGTAGTAATAGCACCATGTTAATGGTATCAATTGGAAGTGTCATCGTGTCTCCTATTGAGGGGGTCCATATGTCTGAGAACCCATACCAAAGGTGGAGAGGAACGTAGCTAAAGCTTTAGCCTGTGGTGGCGTTACTTCGTCATTAATTAGCTCATATACATCCTGCACTAACATTGGCAAGAATCTCTGAGCTAATGCATTTTCAAATGGATTTGGATTAGTAAGTTCCATTTTCTGTCCAGATATTTCTTTCTGAGCAGATAACATTCCCCAACCAAAGTTAATGATTGGATTAGTCTTAGAACGTATAAATCTGGATAATACGTCGGCCTGAGAAGATTGACCGAACTGAGGATTAGTTAAATCATATTCCCTACCGGTAGTGGTAGATTTCATTTTACCACCAATTTCACCTAGTCCAATAGCACTTAAATCTACTTGTGGCATAAGACGCTGCATAGCCACAATATACTGTTGGAAACCACCATAGGGGTCAATCCTAGTGTTTCCAATCTTAGGTTTACCGAAGTCACTAGATGCTGGGTCTGTTTCTACAGTAGCTCCACCCAGTCTCATTAATTGAGTAAAGGTTCCTGCTGTGCCAGCAATAGCAGCTAATGATTTCAAGTATTCCCTGCGCACGCTTGGTTTACTAATCATATAAACTTCTGGACTGAATAATGCCTGACCACCTTTAGCCATCATATTCAATCGCGAAGCTATCAAGCGCGGAGAAAACAAGACTGTAGACAATGCTTTAGCTGATGATTCCAAACCACGCAAATCACCACGTCCAGTAGCGTTATTTACAAAGTCTGCAATTTCCTTTCCAACCTTGACATTGTTACGCATATTGGTGCCACTAACTACACCAAAGTCAGAAGTCATCTGTTTGAACGTATCTGCTCTCAACTTATTCAGGAAAGCTGTATACGCTCTATTACTTCTCCTTACACCAGGAATCTTTTCTGCTATCGAAGATAGCATGGTTTCCTCGCGTGAGGAAATATCATTTAAGTCAGTTAGCTTTAGACCTACATCTTCTGCAAATGATGGTTTTACCTGACCATCAGCAGTAACCCTTTTTTTGAAAATTGGGTCATCGGTAATACCCTTCTGAATAGATTTATAAGCATCCTCAGAACCCCATGCTCTAAACATATCAGGAAGAGCATTCCAAAATTCTTTACGATGAATAAGTCCAATTCCCTGTCGAAGTGGAGCAGACATATCCATAGATGCCATAATGGTGCGTGGTATGTTAGCAGCATCCATCATTGCATTACGTTCTATTTCAGGTGGTTCTGGCATCATGGGTTGGGGGGATTCCCTAACCTTTTTCATGACTATTTTACTACCATCACCTGCTAATTCTTGATAGTCAAATCCTAGTTTAATTGCGTCCGTTAGCTGTTTTCTAGTCATGCTAGAAGCACTAACTGTATATTTAGTTCCAACTGGAACTGCTCTCAATTTCTCATATTTATCGATATAGTCCTTTTGTGCTTGAGTTTTTGCAACTGGTGCTTCAACTTTTTGAGAGACACCCTTAGCAATTTCAGCAGCTTTCTCAGGACCACCACCTTTGAAAAATCCCGGCCCAAATGATTCAGCAGTAATATCAGGTGTTTTACCAGTTTTAACAGAATCAGCAATAGCAGATACTCCCGGCGTATGTCGCATACCAGCAACACCACCAGCCATTTCAGCTAATCCGAATCCTCTCTCAGCCATTGTAGATTCTGGAGAGAATACATTACCAGCACCATGTAGTGCAGTAAGTCCACCAGCAGCTTTACCACCCATTGATGCTAACTTAGCAATCTGAGGTAATCCCTTTTTTAATGCTAAAGAGGAACCACCTGTTAATGCAGTAGTAGCAAGGTCAATTGGTGATGTAAGTGATGATAGTAAATCTCCTACACCCTCAATAGCACCAGCACCAAAACCTTCAATTCTTGCGCGCATAGGACTACGCTCAAGTGAAGGTCTATCGATGTAATCTGCAACACCCTTTGCAAATTCAGATGGTAATGTAGTGAGTGGTGAAGATATAGCATCCCACATACCACCTAACATAGATGGTTGTTGGGGCGCAGGTGTATTTACTACTGGTTGGACAGGTTCATCTTCCCAATCAGTAATATCTTCCCAATCGTCAGGTTGTGTTAATTGACGACTCGCCATGTTTTACCACCATCAGTAGATTCACGAATTTTACCTGTTGATGGACTTCTCTGTCTCATTACTTTTGGTGCTCCTGTTGATGGTGTAGCACCACTACGACTAGTTACAGGTGATACAGGAAGTTCATCACCATATATAGTTTTAGTAATTTGAGCATATTGCTCAGGAGTGGGACCAGTTGAAAATCTACTAGTTGCAGGTGGACGAATAGTGAATTCATTACCCGGACTAAATTGGATGAATTTACCCAATTCAGGATTTCTAGCTGCAAATTCCCTCGCAGCCGTAGCCTGACGAACTTTAGTCTGTGTGGGTAATTCTCCCGTTCTACCACCACTAGTAGTTCCGGGTTTAATTAGTGTTCCTTCAACACCAGTAATAGGCTTAGTTTCACCTGTTATCTGATTAACAAGAATGGTTTTGCCATCAGCGGTATTAAATGCAGTCCAGCCGCGTGTTTCAGCAAGACCCTCTCTACCGGTCTGACGCATACCTTCTAAACTTTCACGACCCCCCTGTCTTACACCTTCCAATTCAAGAGCATTATCCTGTTGTAATGCCATCTTATCAGCATCACTCAAACTACCGGTATCTATATCAGTCTGTTCGACTTTACCAGTAGCAGGGTCAGCAATAAGAACTTTAGGACCACTGAAATCAAACTTAAAGTTACCTTTAAGAGATTTCAGTCTATATACCTCAGCACGGTCCTGCATTATCTTAGTTCTAGCAGCATCCTTCTCTGCACGAGCTTCATCTGCTTTACTAAGTCTTTCCTGTGTTGCAATAGTTCCTGCTAGTTGACGTTCATTAACATTAGTCTGTCTCTCAAGAGAAGCCGCATCCTGAGCAGCGCCAATCTTGTTTTTCCAATCTGCAAGTTTCCTAGTTCTACCACCTTCGACTACTTGCATACCAGTTCCGGGTCTTGCTAAATCAGCAAGTGTGGCTCCAATTACTTTAAGCCATCCGGGTTTAGTAGCTTCGGGGTATTCACCAAGCATAGTATTAAATCTATCTTGAGCCATAGTTTCTGGCTGATAGAGTTCTCGCATTCTAGCACCTACATCAAATCCACCCGTAGGTTGAGCTTGTGTAGGTAGCATAGGAGTTTGTGCAGGCATAGCCTGTTGTGTAGGGGGTCCAAATGAAATATTCCCAAATGGGTCATTCTTTGGTCCCATAAAAGGTGGTGCCTCTATCTGAGGCATAAAATCACCACCAGCTATACCCGGTGCTGTTATCTGTGGAGCACCAAATAAATTCTGTAATCGCAGCATCTCCATTAAACTAGGCATTTTTCACCTGTTCTTTCTGAGATGCAAGGACTACTCCCATTACATCGGCAAGGTGTAAAGTCTTACCATCACCTACGCCAAATTTACGTTTGAAATCCTGCGCCATTGGTCCGAAATGCTTGGTATCGTCACCCTTGTATTTCCAAGTATATAACTGAAGGTCTTTCAGTTTCTTAGTAAAATTACTACCTTTAATAGTAGAACCCCTACCAACTGGTTTAATTGAATGTTTCATCGTCCGAGAGGACCATGTGTAAAAGTCATTATTTGGGAAGTTGACTTGCCCAAATTGATAGTTATTGTTATTTTGTGGAACAGGCTGAATATCCTGTTTCATGTTTTTATCGGACATAGCCATAGCAACATATGGTGCTGCTGTTCCTGCAACACTTAATGCAGTTTGCCACCAAGGTGTTCCCTTACTAGCTTCTTGTGTGCCATATCCTCTTAATTGGGCATCAAGCATACCCATACCAAATTGATTTCTTGCTTGTTCCATTCCTGCGCGTTGTTGCCACGCATTTAATGCTTGATTACCAAACATTGAAGCCATTCCGGGAGTAGTTCCATACAGACTAGCCTGACCACCCAGACCAGCTAATTGCATCTGTCTGAGATTCTGTAAACTTTGTTCTCCCATACCTTGAGTTTGTAAGTCTGCACCCTGATTAGCTAGTGCAGCCTGTAACATTCGACCTGCTTCACTTGACGCGAGGCCACCCATTGTAGAACCAGTATTACTGATTCCTGTAAGACCAAATTGTTTACCCTGTCTAATAGAATCTGCTAGACCGGCGTTAACCGTAGTCATAGCATCAGCCATTTGACCAGGTAATTCTCTCTGAGCTTTACTTGCAGCAGCAATATAATTAGGGGCACCACCACCCCCACCTAATGCTCTAGCGCGGTCCATTTCCATCATGGTATTTCCATACGCAGAGCGTATTGGAGACATACCACGCGCTCTTAGTTCCTGAATATCCTGTGGAGAGTATCCACCTGTAGCAGCAAAATCACGATATCCCGGCATTGCTTCATCGAGATATCCATATGCTTTGCCTAATTCTTTAGGACGTTCAGCAGAAACCCTGTTGTATGAAAATTTCGTAGGTCCACCGAGTCCCTCGCGAAATTGTTGATACGCGCCCATGATATTACCATAATCCTGTGTATTCTGACCCACAGCATTATTGTAATTTGTCATGAACTGATTACTAATAGGCTCAAATGCAGCCTCATTAGCAGTAGGTTGTAATGTCCCCTGATATGCAGTTTGAGCTTGCTGCATAACTTGTTCAGGAGCTTTTGGTTGGTCTTTCTTTTTACCCATTATGGCACCTTCATGCTTAATGTAGTTAAGCCATGCTCTCGGAACCCATGTTTTATAAGGTGTTTCGCATATTCATCATTGTTGACAAATGCGTAAAGGTCATGTATGTGAAACGCCTTACAAGTGAACAACGAGATTGACTGGGCCTCTACAAGTGCGCGGCCAATAGTAACCCTACTACGGTCTTTATTTGTGACTAATACAGCCTCAGCCACATTTTCTATTGCACCCGCCATTATAATGCCTTGTTCATCTTCAATAACATAAGCATTAAGCATTTCATCGAATTTGGGAAATTCAAATTCGGAATAATATTTATCGTGTAATTCTTTTACTTTCCAATAATCAAGGTCAGTGAATGGACGAGAAGTCATTTTACACCATTGTGTCCTATTGAGAAATGATTACCATCTCCCCAATGTCCACCCCAATGTGTAGTGAAATCTTTCCCCGCACTTAAACTTTCCCAATAAGTTCCTAGTTGTCTGTAAGCTTCACTATCTTTTTGCCATACTCCATCTCTAAATAGGAGTAGGTCTACAGCTAGTGATAATTTATGGACTGAATTCTTACTGCCTATTCCAAGTTTAGCCAATCTTTCGGCCTCAGCTTGTGAGCGTAAAATTTCTCCAAACTTGTATTGAAATCCCAATCTATCTGCTTCTGCAAGCAGTAGTGGGATTAACTTAGCGAACTCAAATTGCTTTTGTAATAGTTTCATTACGCAAGCACTTCCTCATCACCATCGATAGTGAGAGTAAGAATGTTATTAGTGCCCGCGAATGCCTGAATTATTTCGGCAGCCGCGAGTATGTAATAACAGTAATGGTCCAAAACTTGACCAGCACCAATCGAGAAAGCATCGAAGATTCTGGTGCCAGCAGCATCAGCACCAATAGACATAGTAAAAGTAACCGCAGCACCGCTTGGGTTCTGGACATGCACATGCCTCACAATTCCTCTACGATTAGCAGGAACTGTATATTTGGTCGCAGCAGCGTTAGAAACTTGTGCAGGACCAGCCATACGAACTTGAACTTTTGCCATGTTATCCTCTTAATTTGCAGCTAAATATGCAATTTCGAACCTGAAAGTTACTGAACCCCCTGATGGTAAATCACCTGCCTGAATAGCACTAAGTGAAACTCCAGAACCTACAGCTCGAAATTCTATATATGCCACATTTGAGGTAATTTGGGGATAAAATGCCATAAAACCGGCTTTAGTGATTCCTTCGTAAAGGAATGTTCCAGTAGCAACGAGATTCGTTATATTAATTGAAGTAAATGGTAATCCGGTAATACGCGCATCACCACTTGCAGTAGTATGAGTAAATGCAGAAGTAGAGATTTGTCCAGTTAAAATTACTAGTTTTCCTATTTTGACAAATTGACCTACTTGAACAGAATAAGTTATACTTAAATCACCTGGAGTCTGAAATGTCAGAACAGGTGTCCAACTACCATATTGAGGATTAATTAGTTGAAACATTATGGATATAACACTGTTCCCACAAATGGCATGGACTCACATTCACAATCTTGACCATCCATACCCATTGGTCCTATTGGTCCCTGCGCACCTGTATCACCTTTTAATCCTTGTGGACCCCAATTCCAATCAGTATTTTCATTATCATCACTAATATCACCCATAGGTATTCCACTAGTAATGATAGTTCCCCCACCCCCACTAGGAGTAGAAGAAGGAGTAATAGCAATTACTTGAGTTTCCAGTTCATTTATTCCCTGTCTTAATGCTTTAATTAATTGGTCAATGACTTGATATAGAGCACTATTCTTCTGGCTTAAACCAGATGTGAGTAGCTGAGCCTGTAGACGGTCTAACTGTGGAATGATAGCCATTATGTCGGATATTCAACAGCCACAGCCTTAGCATAAATGATGATTCGTCGAATTAAGAAAGTTTCATTTAATTCAGTTGTATATAGTTCGTATCGAATTCGCTGGCCCTGCAAATTAGCTAGGCGCGTGGGTTCAATACGTGCAGTTGCAGTCATAGATAGTGGAACTAAATCCTGTTGTAGAACATCATCTAAACCAGATAATCTATGTTGAAGATTACCTGCGCCCGTTACACGTAGTCTAACTCCAACTACGTGATGTTCATTTTCATCCCCACTTCTTTTAGCCACCTATATACCCCGTTTTCGCTATAGGTAGAATAGGCACATCTACACTAGCTTGTCCCGTTTGTCTGTCTTGTAGGGTATCATTCAATTTACCCGGAACAAGAGTATAGATACCAGAAATGTCTTGTAGCATCAATAATGGACTAGCTCCATTAAAGATTAAGCCACCTTCACTCACAACAATGATATCTCCCTGTGGTGGTGTTGGAGGCGTTCCACCAGGAGGAACACAGTATGTAGGATAATATGTGCCATTGAGCATTCCAGTAGTTGCACCACAAATTGCCCAAACAGTGTATGTTTGACCATTTACGTTAACATCAGAACTAACAGTAATTTGGTCTACTCCAACTGCTGTAATACCTGTAGCGGTAACACCAAAATTAGATGAAGTAGAACTATTAGCTCCTGCATGTGATGGGTCGCGAAATACACCATTTCCACCTGAACGCTGAACCCATACAAATAAAGGAACACGACCAGATGTAGGTGTAAGTGGAATATTGCGTGGATTTACACCATTACCTACATAAGTAGTAGCTTGAATCATTACATTTGCACATCCACCAGAACCACTATCAGCGGTTCTCCAAAGTGAATATACCCAATTATTTCTATTACCCATATTATGAACATCAACGAATGTGTTCAATATTCCAGCAGCAAAATTCATTACATTAGTATTATTTCCATCAGCAGCTAATCTAATAGCAGTATTGGCACCTATTCCCGGTCCTTTGAACCATAATCCATTACCAACTCCACCACCTGATTGGATTAAATTATCCTGAATAAATCCAAAATCAGCTAGGAATCCGGTTTGTGGTATAACATTAGCCTTTGGTGTTACTGAACCATTTGCGTGTGCGTATACACCACAAATGTTATATCTTGAACCGGGGTCACAGAACACAATGTATTGGAAAATTTGAGCATTTTGATTTACTCTGGAATCACTACCATTTATTTGAAAGAAATATTGTCCAGTGAGAGCATTGAAACCTGTTCGTAGTATTGATAATACATCATTACTACTTGGTGTCATCGCTCCTAAACTAGTTCCAAACCACAAAACACCATCAGCACCACCAGTTCGACGAATATAAATGAAATGAGCCGGACCAGGTGTGATAACAGTTTGAGTAGTTCCATTTCCTACATAAGTTCCACCCATTGCAAATACTGGTTCGGCTGGAAGTGATGCTCTAAATCCATATTCACTATTAGGATAATTACAATTATGTAAAAGATTTCTATTCATTGGAAGTGTTATAACTGGGTCATCTTCTGGCCCAAACACTCCTAAATATTCAAGACATGCTGCTAATGCAAAAGTTGTATCAGTATCACCATTATTTGATTTAGTATGAATTACTGAGAAAGGAGATGCCTCAGCAGGTAAAATCATACCTGTGGGCAAATATCCCATGAAATTGCCGTTATTAAAAGCAAATTGATTAACAGAAACCTGAACTACTGCACCACCAGCTAATCTGTAACCAAGTTGACCATCACTCGCGCCAGAGTTTCTACTATAAAGACAAAGAACACCCGAAGCAACACCTAAACAGAGTCCAATTCTATCTTGAACACTTTGTAATGGAGCATCAGTTACTCCATCTATTTGAGCAAGTGCTGTAGAACTAGCTAATCCTACACCAATTCCTAAGGCATCAAAACGTGTAGGATTAATATCTCCATTTAGTGACCCAAATGAATTGGGTGCCCAATTCACTAAGGAAGCTGATTCAGAAGTAAGTCTACGGACATGACTACCAAGTAACCAGTCAATTGGATAATTAGTATCATTAAATGCCAATGTATTTGTATTAACATTGGATGGTAAATCAGCACCAATCCAGTCATCTAGGTCAATTTCACCTAAATTAGTATTACTGAATTGTTGACCAAATATAATTGAAACTAAATCTCCACCAGTTCCTATACCTTCTGATGTAGAATCAGTAAAACCTTGGGCGAATACACCATTAATATAGACTTGAACTACACCATTACCCGGATTACCTGACCGAGTAAAAATATCAAATCTATACCATTGATTAAGAGTTGGAGTAAGAACAGTTCCTTTATCGAAATAAGTGCCAGCATTATTAATATTAAATAGTTTTATTCCACCAGTTGATTGATAGATTAATTGTGCTCCCATTGAAGCACCTAAACTACAAGTAGCACGCCAGAATCCTATATCACTTGTAGATGCTGGTGGAGTAAATCTTGCACGGAAGTAGAATCTATCCCAATGTGTTTTGGGATTAGCTCCACCCCTTAGAGCAATCATTGTTTGAGTTAAAAATCTATTATTCGGACCCCCACATCGTAATCCACACCCTTCCAATGTGCGCGAGGCATCTCTACTAAAGTCAGCAACAGCATTAGAACTTGAACTATCTAAATCTGATGAATGTTCAAAACCTAAGGCCCATCTACGCTGTGCAATAGCATTGACAGGTGGACTTATACCTGCACCAGCAGCCCTAGTTCTAATAATAGTTGCTGACCATACGTGTAATCCATCAGGTCCAGCAGGAAAAATACTTGCAGGACTACCTGCTTGACCCGGAACTAATATTGAACCTACAGTTGGGTCAGCAATAATTCCAGTAGGATTAGGGAATCTAATTTCTGACCCTGGAGGGTCTATTTGCCAAGGACCACCCGCATACATTCCTTTTGGAATTGCATCTAAATCACCAGACGGAAGTGGATTATATGGAATTCCAAAAAGTGCTGCTGCATCAGCAGGACACATTTCCAGAATAGGACTTCCCGCAATAGCTACAGCGCTATTATAATCAGATTCACTCTGAAAAAATATCGTGTAGTTCATGTATACGGTAATTTGTGCCATAACTAGAACTGAGATTGTGCCGTAAACTTGGGCAGAACCCTAATGAGACTTCCCGCAATTGGTGCAAATGGAATATTAGCCGCTGGAAAACGCTCAGCCCACATAAGTTTACCATCACTATTTCTGGTCACAAAATAACCATAAATAGTTCCGGGAGCATTAATCACACCAGTAAATGTCCATTCCTGCATTGCATTATAAGTAGCAATACTAGGGTCGCCAGCAACAATGCCCCAATTGGCAAAAGTAAGTGGTTTAGCTGCATATCCACCACCTGCTATTTCAGTGAAAGATGCAGCAGAACTAGCACCAGAAGGTGTGGCATTATTTCCGTATAATCTTAGTGTCAGCGCAGGAGTGAGCTTCTCAGTGAGAATCTCAACTTCTAATACGTTGGGAACAACTAGGCTCATACTTGGTCACACCCTATAAGTAGCTCATTGACGTTAATCAGAGCTACGGTGTTAACTAGCGCATCAAATGTAAATGGACTCCAACGGATTTTCTTAGGGTCCAATCCATTTGCATAATCCGCGTGAAGTATCTGTCTATCTGTTGTAACACAATATAAAAATTGATTCGTAGAATCATTAACAATCTGAATCCTACGATTGTCAGTTTTGAAAGTTTGATTGAGCCAAACTTCCCAAATCTTCCAAGTTAATTCTGGTAAGATATACCTACCATTAAATAGTGCAATTCCTGTGTATGTGCAAACCATCAGGTAATCCACATTGGATGAGCCTGAATCAATAACAGTAGCTATACCATGAACACCACATCCCATAGCATTATCAACTGCTGTGAGAGGCCATGATGCTGGAAAACTACCATTATCTACAAATCCTACTGTTTTGTTTCTTTGAAATGCGTATAAAACATCTCGAAGCTCAGCAATATTAGTTACAGGATTACCATTAGGCGGAACCAGACAAAATCCATTAATCTGATTAATAGCCTCAGGTTCTCCAACTGAACTAACGCGAACTATTGAAATGTTATCATACTCAGTGCAAAGACAAAGTCTATTATGATAAAGACAGAGATTAACTCCAGCCTTGATTTCAGCAAAGTTATCAAGTAAATGACTTGCGTCCAACAATAAATCTTGGTCAAAGAAACTAATATTATCGAGATTAGTAGTAACATTATTCGGAATAGTCGCTCCGGGGATGAAGAATAATTGATATCCATTCACATCACCATTGTAGTTTTGAATTACCTTAGAAGCGACTATATGCTTCTTAACTACGAATGCGTCTGGACTATTAGCTACGTTAGTAAAATCTACTTCTTGTAATGCTGTAGTAGTATGTGCTACCAACCCACCGGGGGCAGTAAGGTAGCCGGTATCAGTCTCATAAACATAACCAAAAATATGAACACCAGCATCAGTAAAACCAGCAGCGCCATTAGCCACAGTAATATTTGTAGTGGGCTTATTACCTGCGGCTTTTCTTGCTGTGGTTCCATCTCCTTTATAGACATACAAAAACTCGTTTTGCATACCTCGTTCACGGTTTAGTCCTGCTATTAGTTCCGTGAAAAAAGGAGTAATGTATGCCCGACCATTATAAGGAACGAAACCAAAATCTGTCATTCCTGCAATAGTGAGAATTGGACCAAACATTGTAGTTGAATCTACAACATGGTAAATTTCTCCATTAGCACCATTTGCTACTAATACAAGTAATGTTTGTTTATCGGATGTAGGATAGTTATACATCCTCAAAACGCTAGACAAGGGGGAACCGATATTTTGATGTCTATCGATTCCATCCCTTGTCCCAAATGCGCGGGGACCAACAAACTTTATATTCTGGCATTCACTAAAATGGTCTAAGGGCGTAGATTCAATATCTTCCTGTGCCCACAGGCCATTAAATTCTTCCAGAGTTATAGGTTCGTGGTCCCTGAATGACATTATTCACCAGCCATTACGTAAACGAAGCTGACTTGAATTTTTCCAGCAGTAAGAGCAGCAGTAGCAACAGTAAAAGTAACCTTACCTTCTACTGCTACTTTGAAAAAACCTGATGCCCATATAGGAAGTGCGACAAGTGGTGTTCCTGCAACATATGTAGCAATTGCAGTAGCACCTTTAATAAGTGCTGCTTGAGCACCTGAACCAAATCCTATAGCGATAGTTGCACCGCCACCAGATGTTGGAAGTGTAATTGGATAAATTATGGCACCAAGAACAATAGCGCCAGCAGGAATGACCGGTGAATTAACTGGTGTAATAGTTCCTACTGCACCACCATCCACCGAAAAATCGTAGGTAGCTTTCGCTTCCTGTAATGCTCCTAATCCTTTTTGCATCGAAGGATTAATAGCACCCTTACCTTCGAGCAATGAACGGAGCATTGCCCACATATTACCACGAGGGCTGAACTGTCCTTGACCTGTATTGTAAGACATTCTCCATCTCCTTTAGAGACAGGGCGTTATTGCCCCAGAGAATCTACCACGCATTACCGCGACGTTTATAATTTGAGCGAAATGGCCTTCTCCTTGTCATGATAGTCTGTTTAGATTTACTGCTGATGCCAGTAACTCTATCTAAACCTAGCACAGCGTAATTGTTAAGACCATTCGCGCTTGTAATGTTCCTTTCAATGAACTCTGCACAAAGCGCGGCAGTTCGATATTCAAGAAATGTTCGAGCATTGACAATGTTGATAAGAGAATTTTCATCAACAAGATTTTCAAATAGTTGTTTGATGTAGTCGATTTTAATATCATTATTTTGCACAGAAGAAGGAACCTTAATTTTCTGGTCCTGCCATACAAAATAAATGAATTGAGATATTTGAATACCTTCCAATGAATGTGGAAGATAATCTTTACGAGTCATAGGAACAAAAGGATTAATTCCTCGCGCTCGTTCCCATAATTGCTGAGGTTCTACGAAATCATCCGGTAATTTAGGATTCGTAGGAGTTCCAGCAGCATTATAAACAATCTCTGTAACACCAGCGTTAATCTGGATTACAGCAGATGTTAGTTGAGTTACAGGGATGCCATTTAATTCAAACATCTCCTGTAACTCTTGTAGCGCAATTTGCAAATAGGGTAATTGGGCCACATAAGTATAATTAGTCCGCGCAGTATCATTTAGCAACGATGCTGACTTCGCCATTACCTGCGCGGCTGTTAAATCTGATGCGGCCATCTATATTACCCCTTTGGCATCTTATCCCGAGCAGCCATAATATCCTTGGTAAGAGGATGGTCTGGGTCGGGAAAATGACACTGTGCGCAAACAGGAAACTGTGGATTTTTCAAACTTCCACAGGCTTTGCAGCGAACCATGTCAATCATGGTGAAATCTTTCATCCAATCCTTTGTGGCTGTGAGATTCAATTCTCTAGCAGCCATTCGCATATCATCAGCGATAGCGAGAGGATTGCCATTGGAACGTGCCCATAGTGAGTCTGCCATTTTAATAAGTAATGTATACCAGTTTTGTTGGCGAACTCTTGCTTTTTCGATTTCGCCTTTGTATTCTTTCTTTACCCATTCCAAAGTAGCAAGATTATCAATCTCACCCTTTGCATTAGTTTTGCATCCCATTACATAAAATAGTCCGGGCATATGCGAATCCATGTTGCACGCAAGATATCCATTCAAATAGTCACGAACTACAGAGTCCGCGATTTGAATTGATGATACAGGAATTTCAAGTAGTGGCTGTTCCTCGTCAATATCTCTCCACCATGACGAAGGACCAACAACAAGAATTCCGGGATTTTCAACAGTTCCCGCAGGAATTTTGAAGATACCCGGTTGAATAGTGCATTTCTTTTCTTCAATATCCTTAGGAAATATTGAAACAACAGTAGATTTATCTAGTGGATTGATAGGACCACGAATAGTCCTACGCTTCCAGTCATTGATTCCCGGAAATGCTCCAACTGCACCTGACATTATTCATTCTCCTTGACTGGTGTAGAAATTTTGGGCTCACCAGTATAGCCTACAGCTTCACCTGTAACAGTCCGGAGCAACAGGTTGGATTCATCCCCAAACAGTTGTTCCTCTAATTGTTGGACCCTTAACATTTTATCTTCAATTCGTTTTTCAGGGTCATTATCAGGGTCAACATATTTAGCCATGCTCGATTTTCCAAGCGCAGCATACATAGTGTCAATTACGAGTTTACACGCATCCACGCGCGGGGGTAAAGGATTATTCATGTTATCCTTAAACACCCACAATGGTTCATACGACATTCCAGAAGTAGGAAGTTCTTCTTGATTAGCTAGTGGAACAATTACAAGCCTCTCAAGAATATATTTATCCTTCCAGTCAACATCATGTTGATTATATTTCGGCTTTTCCATTACAACTGGATATTGTAATTTGAAGCCCTCAGGAGTTACATTTGATAATCGTTTCTCATACTGGTCCCATGAACTAACCACACGGAACATGGGTCTACCAGTATCAGAGTCGATACCAAACAAACTTACCAGTTGTTTATTAATTGATTCAATGGGTTCAGTAAGTTCCATTAGATCATCCTATTTAAGATATGAATTTTATTTTGTAATTGAGCAAATTCACCTTCATTATTAATGGGAACATCACTAAAATTCCCACCAAAAGAATTAATAATCTTTTGTTGTCTTTCAGAATATTTCTGCATAAGGGCTTTTTTATCACCCTTTACAGCTTCTAAATCTGCTCTAACTTCAGCGTCTAGTGCCATTATTTCTCCTTAAATTCATAACTAACATTTGGGTCAATTTGTGGAGTGTTGATAGCACCCGTTCCACCAGTATCATAACCAGTGAACCATTTACCATCTTTTTTATTAGGCCAAATAATCATGGTCCCCATATGTCCAATCATGGCTTCCATATCACAGTATGATTGAATACCAGCTTCACGAACTCTTTTGAAAAAGCCAATATCATCACACCATTCTTCGTTATTTAATTCGCCTAATCTAATGTATGGTCTTTCCAACTTGGCAAAGACTGACATTTTAATTAGGCAGAATCCTAATCCTGCCGCGACAATTGGAACCAGTCTTTTCTCATTTCCCATAAGATACATAGGAAACGCAGCGCCATTTTCATCAGCGATATCAAACACGATGGGCTGATGAGGATACGCCCTAGAAAGATAAAGTCCTGAAACAATGTCTTTATCATGTTCAAGTAATTGGTCTAATGCATTTGCTTTGTAAGCCATATCATCATCGATGAAAAGAACATGGCTACAATCATTTTCAATCGCCGTATCAATAATCATATTACGACTACGTGCTGGCGACCTACCATGATTGAAGATAACCAATGAATTATCTGGTTTCTTCATTAAGTGAAAATAGTCATAAAAATCTGCACGACGGGCGTATTCACCGGTAGTAACACTGATTAGGACTTTATTGCGCTCCATATTGTTCCCTCAATTTGAACAGTTCCAACTAATTCATCTACAGCTTGTTTAACACCAGGCCACATTGGATGACCATAATCGTGACCACAGATTAAACCACCCGGTCTAAGAAGCTCGTATGCTTTCTTAATATCTTTCACTACTGTTTCATATCTATGGTCCCCATCAATGAAAACCATATCTACGGGCCAGTCTAGTGAAAACTGATAAGAAAATTTACGAACTGGAATTACATGCTGAGTTTTAATGTGGTCATTAAGATTGTAGATAAAATAAGGCATAACATATGTGCTGATGCTTATTGGACTACCATCTTCCTGATAATAATCACCAGCCCAAGGGTCTACAGCCCAAATAACTCCTTTGTTATTATCAGCCATAGCTCTAGTGCTACGACCATGTAAACAACCAAATTCAACAATCAATTTACGAGATTGAGCCTGTGTAGCCAGCCAAATAAGTTCCCCCTCAGACATCCACCCCCCAATAGTAGATGCCCGAACAATATTTGGACTGGCTACACAGTTCTCCATTAGACCACTACCTCACCCGGATGATACTTGCCGGTGTTTGGATTGTATACCAAGAACATCGGCAAATTCTGTGTGGGTGTAGCAACGTGGTTGATATTTCCTGTAGTTGTGAACGCTACAGGTGTAGTAGTTGTGAAAATGAAGCACAGCATGTGTGCTCCATCCGCAGGCGGAGTAACCGTAGCAATAGCTACTGTTCCTGAAATGAGCGTCAGGAAATTAGTAGGTGCTACAGTTGCCGCTGATGCAATAGTGTTGGGTTTAGGTTGCTGTGCTCCCTGAACTGTGCTAAGGTTCTGGAAGTTAAGGTCTTTAGATTCAGACATTAAATTCCCCCCTTAGTATCCAGAAGGAACTGCCAACGTATCAATATAGGCAGTAGCAGCAGGATTCGAGACGAATGTCTGCATACCATTGACCATATAGAAAATGTCAGCAGTAACAACACCACCCGAAGGACCACGAATTTCAAAGATTTTCCGTCCATCGGTAGTATAGAATCCGATAGGCAGAATTTCTGCGCGGCCCCACACTTCGTCAACGACAAAGTCAATTCTAGTTCTGTCCCAATTGAATGAGCCAGTAACATTGGAACCGGCCATTTGCATACCGGAACCTTTGCCATTGCCGAAATACATATTCAGAGACTCATCCTTAGCAGCCTTCTGAATCATGATTACAAGCTGACCAATTTCCTCGTATGCTTGAATCTGGGCAGGATGTGTCCAGACGCGAGGATTGAAATCATTGTCGATTCCTACTCTATCTCCAATTCGATTAATCGCAAGACGTGGGAATGGAAGTGCTAATGCACCACCACCAGCGTTCACACGATTGGAACGAATTTCGGGAGTAGCTGCTCGACTAAATCCAAGCCATGTTCCTGCGCTGGCATTGCTATGATGATAAGGCACACCAAACAACGCTGGCAGAGAAGCAGGATTGGAAATACCATTAACAACCAGTCTATCAGTGGCGATTGCGCCAGCAATAGCAGGTGTTACGTCAATCTGTTTATTTGCAACATCCCACTTGGTAATCAGCCCACTTCCCCGAAGGGTTGCAAGTGTAGCATCGAATACCTGAATGGTCTGTCCAAATCGAACAAGTTTTGCACCAAATCCATCGGTGCCAAGAGTATAAGTATCAACGCCAGCAGCAGTAGCAACAGCACTAATGGTGCCGACTGCACCAGTGCCATCCTGCATCATCTGAGCGTCTAACTGTCTACGCAGTTCATCAAGTGCGCTCGCAGTAAGTCTGCGAACACCATTGGTGATAGATTTTCTTTCGTCGTCAGTTGACCACTGTGTCAACTTCGTATATTCGATGTTCTCGGACACGAATACCGAAGTTACAACAGCCTTGTCAAAAGTAGGACCGCCACCACGACCCAAATCTCCGCCATCAGGATTGAAATACTGAAAGCTTCCACCGGGTCGAAGTTCAAGCGGAACCCGCATTTGTCTGTTCGAGATTTTTTCTACGTCACGTTTCTTGATATTGGCGTAGAATTTGTCATCTCGCTCAAACAATACGCGAATCTTTGGAAGGACTTTCTCCAGTTCCAAAGCCGCTACTTGAGCTTCAACAACAGCCATGTTTTCACCTACTTCTCAGCTAATCTGAGTTTAGAAATTCTAGTGTGGACATTCCTTTTGGAATATCCTTGGCTTCTTTTACTTTGCCACTTTGTCTTTCTTGGGAACGTGGCCTTCCAGCAGGAACTGGACCCCTCTTATTATCTGAGGAATCATTATCTTCCCTAACACGATGGCCTGTGCCTCGCAAAGCTTCATTCCGGGCCTTTTTTAAGAGTGCAGGCAGCACTGTTTTAGCTTTGCTAACATAAGCCGAGCGAATTCTATCTGTTGATTCTTTGGTAAAGCCATCAGCGAAAGCTTTTTCCCAAAGTTTATCTAGAAGTGCTTTGAAACGTGTATCCTGATTTATAACACGCTCAAGATTATCCATAGTGTCACGCGCTGCATTCTTGCGCACGTAATCTGTCATTGACTTTTTAGGGTCAATATGAGCATCAATGGTATTCTTGAGAGTGTTATTAACACGAGTATTCAAATCATTCCTCGTGTTTTCAAATTGTGTGCGGATAAAGTTCTGTTCCTTTTCCGCAAGCTGTTTTTCCCTAGTATTGTCCTCAGGTTTTTCCTGATTAGACAATTGAGTAGGTGGTTTGAAGTCAGTTGTTCCAAACACAAATTGATTCAGTAAAAGGGCTGCATTCTGTAATGCAACACCGGGTTGTGGTTTTCCCTCAGCATCCATTTGGACACCAAGTCTCCTTGCCTCTTGCACCATTGAAACAATAGTATGTTTGGTAAGATTACCAATCACATGATAGTATGCCTTCTCATCAACTTTCGCGAGAGTAGGCAAATAGTCATCTACAATCTTGTAGAATCCATTAGGATTAGTAGCCTTGACAGCATTCAAAACTGTCTCGGTGCTGCCAGACATCAAATCACTCTCGAATCTATCGAGAATTTCTGATTTTTCGACAGCAGCTTTCGCGTCAGCAATAGTGGGAAGTAATTCTGTGAACTGTTGTTCCCTGTAATAAGCTTTCTCTAGGTAAGGAAACTTTTTGAATAAATCCGGGTATTCCTTTAGTATTTCCTTACGTCGAACAGGTGTTACAAGTTCTAACTGTTCTTCTGATGGTGGCTCAAGTTCTTCTTCAATTTCTGCCAACTCATCAGCTTCTTCTATTTCTTCTTCTACTTCCTCATCTCCCTCATCAGGGATTTCATCACCCTCTTTTTCTTTCTCCTTTCCTTTCTCTTTATCCTTATCCTTTCCTTTTTCCTTACCTTCTTCCAAGTCGATGATTTCAGGCTTATCATCATCGCTTCCAAGAAAGTCAATCATGTCCTGTTTGGACATATCACCAGTCCCACCAATAGTAGTGCTTGCACCACCACCGCCAGCAGGAGTTTCGGGAGGACTAAAGAATAGCATTTTAGACAGTTGCAACATTTTCTTCTCCAGTTATGGGTGCTTCTTTACCAGATTTCTTGTTGGGTTTTTCACCAGGAGCAGCACCATTTTCCTGTTGAGAACCTTGCATTTGCATTTGTTGCATCATTTGTTGCTGTTGGAACATCTGCAACATACGACCATATAGTAGGACATTTCGATAACCCGGTTCGTTATCAACTTTAGCCATCCTACCAGCTTCACTCTTAACCCATTTTCTAAC